TCATCCGGTCCCCGCATCAAGCCGGTCTATCAGTTGCTCTTTGCTCTGCGGCCCCTCAGCCTGAGCTTTGGCCATATTGGCCTCAACACCGGTCACGATTTCCGCATCCGTTGCCGCATGCTCACTTGCTGTCACGCCCTGTGCGTTGCGGCCCGCTTTTGTTGCATAGGCCACAAGCCAGATGAGCGCTGCGATGCTCAGCACCGCGAGCGCCCACCAGAAGTATGCGATCATGCGCCGCCGGTTGCTGCCGTGGCCGTGCCGGGCTTTGTCTTAGCGGCGTGAATGGTCGAATTAACGCCGGACAGGATCTGCGTGACGCCATCCACAACGCCAGTCACGTTAAAGTCTACGTTGCGCTCGAGCAGGGTCAGGCCGACCGTGACCAGAGAGCCAACGTCAGAGATATTGGCCTGCACGGTTGTGGAGACCGCTTTGCCGGAAACGGCGGTAAAGACGGATTCACCTGCGGTGATAAGTGCTTGTGTATTCATGGCGGGTTCCAGTCAATTTTTGGGTGTTGTTTTTGCGGCAGCATCGTCAGCATTAGCCGCGTGCTTGCCATTCAGGCCCAACTTATTGATGGCCTCATAAAGCGGGAGCCATTTGCTTCCATCTTTAGGCCGGGGCCAGAAATACGCAGCCAACGCGCATGCGCTGACCACGAATGAGCCAATTACGCTTGCCGCAGCGGCCCACTGAGCCGGGAGCATGGGCAGAGCGTAATTGAATACGGATGCCAGAATCGTTGTCGGGTCCATGTCAGGCCTCCATGGCCTCGCGGAAATACGGGACAGCCTCGGCTGCTACGCCTGCCCCGCCTTCCGTGTTGTAATCCCGCTTCCAGAAGCTGGCCCAACCTGCGGCGTCGTTGACGGCGGGGAGCGCATCGGGTGAACGGTACGTGTGAACGGCGCACATGGCAGCGGCATAGATGGGACGGTCTACCAGCCGCGCCGCTTCCGGCTTTGCTCCACTCAAGATGCCGAGGAGTGCTGCCTGTAGGTTTGGCCGGTACCGGATGAAGTTGCGCCACATGTCATCATGTGTTGCGGTTTCCATCTGCCAAAAACCTTTGGCTGTTTCTGCTGGGTTGGTCTGGACAAGATAGCGATATCCGCTCTCTTTATTCCCAATGCCCAGCACGCCCTGCATGCGGGAAAGGGTATTCAGCGCAGGAGGAAGCGCTGCCAGCGCAGGCCGCACCCATAAATCCCTCACGTGAGGCAGGTAGAGGCCGCTCACTGGGAGAGCCAGTGCAGGAGATAGACTGCCCCAGCTGCCACGCCGCCGCCCAATCCTGAAAACCCCGCTATGACCATAGCGCGAACGCTACCCTGCTTGCGGACTGTCGAGAGGATCTCATTCAGCGTGGCCTGCTGGGTTCCCTGCATTGTCTGCACTTCCACCATCTGGCGTTCCAATGTTTTAACATCATTGCGAACTTCGATGAATTCAGGGCGGGTAATGAAATGGCTCAGGGATTCTGCGCTTGGCAAAGCGGCTATATCACCCATGTAAAACCTGTATATTTGGGGATGCCGCCTTAACTGCTTGAAGCGCGAGAAAGCGAGTGTTGGTCACAAGGTACCGCCACTCACCCCTATTTGCAAGAACGTATTACGCTGGAGCGGCAGGAAGTGCTGTGCTGATGGTATCCGTGCCGTTTGCAATCGCCATCAGTGCTTTTAGGTAATCGACCCAAGGCTCAGGCGTTGGAAGATTGATAGATCCGTATTCATTCCACACAGATTGCCGCGCAGCAACCAAGGCATCTTGCGCCTGAGTAGCCAATGGGACAGGCTGAACTGGCGGCGTGTAATCAATGATCTTTCCATTCTGAACGCCCCTTCCGGTGGGTAGGCGAAAGGCATCCGTATTAGCCCAATCCTGATATGCTACAGGAATAAGATTAGATGCCAGAGGTACATCCTCAAGGCTGCTCATGGCCCAGGTATCATACCAGCCTGTGACCGGCGTAGGCTGCGATGCTGTTACGTCATAGGACGCATAATAACGGTCTGGATAATCTGTTTTTGCATCTGTCATTATTTTGGACCTATCACGATAATATTGGATGATCCGGAATGGTTTCGGGGCCTGACAAACATGCCGGTCGCAGTCACCCCGTAGCACCAATAATCCGTATCTGTTGCATCATCACCATTTCCATTGGAATTTGCCTGATAGAATACTGGCGTTCCTGAAAATGCGACCGGAAATGTGATCCATGTTCCTGCCGTGGTGCCGTTCCCGACAGTCGCCTGAAACGCCTGTATCCGGTGGCCATAGGCCAGATTGATCACCCGGCCATCTGCTGTACCGAAATCACTATTGTATGTATCAACAGGAACAAAATTCCCGGCATCCTGCTTCCCTGCCAGCCCATTTTGCAATGCAGTATTCGTGGCGTAATCACCCGTGTTCTGCTTCCCGGAAAGGCCGTTATTCAGGGCAGTATTGGTAGCATAGTCACCGGAATTTTGCTTCCCTGCCAAGGCTGTTTGCAGTCCGGCTATATCAGACTGCCACGCCACAGGACCTTTAACGCTTGATGTGATCGCGCCGTTTTCATCAAACGTCCAACGTCTTTCCCCAAGCCACGTCAATGCGCGCAGAACGCCATAAGTTAAGATGCCAGGATTTACTTCCATCCACCAGTCAAACAGGTATGTTTGCCCTAAGGTAGACGGAACTGCGGGGTTATTGATCAGGTATCCGTCGATTCTGGAACCCACCGCGCCGCCATAAAACAGCGTTCCAGTCTGGTTGTTGCTGGATGTGTAAAGCGTACCCTTAACTGCGACCGGGCCCGATACCGTTTGAAGTGTGGTCGCGGAAAGGGAGAGATATTTTTGAAGCTGCCCATAAGTGACCACATCTCCATTCGCAGTTCCATCCGCAAGTCCGGTAATCTTGTTCCCATTAGCGTTCAGCGTCCCCGTCATGGGGGCGGACCCATCGCGCAACAATGTGCGATTCAGAGCAGCCTGCACGTCTTCAAGCGGTGTATTATGTTGAGACGGGTTAATGGTCGTCCCAGAAATGGCGTAGTAAATGGACGGAAGGGAATAGTTCCCGTTGGTATCATACGGCATCAGCGTGATCCGTTCATATTGGCTTGTGTAATGGCGGCAGTAAGGAGAGCTTGAGCGATACTGTTTTTGGTATCGACGCGCTCACGGACACCGGGATTTCTGAGGAGGGCGGCCGCAACTGGGTCAGTCTTTGGTGCAGCTTTCCCTGCGCGTCCAGCTGGCCGCGCGGGCGCTGCGAGACTGGCGTCTGACCCGGCCAGAAGACGCGCCATCTCATAGTTCACGCCATCTGCGCGGCGGCGCATGGCGGACCCAATGACGGCATTTGCGAGAGAGGATGCCGCCCGCGTCACGGTGGCCGGCACACTTCCGGGAAGACTTACCTCTGGCGAGGCAATCAGCTGGCGGCCCTGCAGGCGGCGCGCGGTTTCTGAATTCCCCGCAACGGCGTTGGTGGTTGCGCCAAACTGACGCTCCGCTTCCAGCCCACGCAACAGTGCATCCGCAGCGGATTGACCGCGCGCCCGGTCCGCCCCGGAGAACTGCAGCGCGGCCTGTTTCTGCTCGGCCAGCAAATCTGCCGCGGCCTGCCGCTCCGTCTCTGCGCGGGCAATCCGTTTGGAAATCTCGGCCTGCCCTTCCTCACTTTCCGGGTCCAAAGCGTTGCCGTGCTCGTCAACCAGCGGGTTTTCCGGGCTATGCACACTCTCCGGCGCAATCGGCTCCGGTTCTGGTGTTGCAATGCTGTAGCCAAGCCGTTGGCGCATATCGTCCTGGATTGCGCCTTGCGCTGCCTCCTGATTGGCTGCTGGATGCACATAAGAGAGCAGCGTGGCCAGCTTCTGTTGGTTTTCAAAGTCCGGGTTATTGTTGCCGACACCAAAGATGCCATAGGCCCGCTGCCGATTATTGCGCGCACCATCCTCTCAACCTCCATTCGTCAGGATGCTGAGGGGCGGTATTGCCTGAATGATTGCTGGAAGGCATCTGGAGCAGAAAATTCAAAACGCCCCTCTCTTTGGGAGGCAAATGTCCAAACGTCCGCTTTAATTAACGAGCTGCAGGGGTCGGCAGGAATTCCTGCTCACCCCACTAAGACCGTAAAAACAGGGGCAAACGAGCGGCGCGGCATTTGGGCCTGCAAAGAACTGGTCTACGCCTACGCAATGTGGATCAGCCCCGCGTTTCATCTTCAGGTAATCCGGGCGTTTGACGCGCTGGTGACCGGACAACTTGCTCTTGCCAATAATAAGTCTGTAGCCGTGGCGGACATGGAGAAGCAGGTCCGCGCTGCTGTAGGGGGGATTATGAAGGGCGTTGTGAACAAAGCCCTTGAACCTCACCTTACCTACGCCAAACTTCTTGAAGCCAAGATTGATGCGCTGACAGCAAAGACGGATCAGGCACTTGTTCTCATGGACCGCCCTGCTCCTGCGCCTTCTACAGTAGTCGCGCCGCATCAAGGGCAGATTTGGGCTTCGCAAGATGATGAAAATCGTATTCTGCGTACCCTGAAAGATCTTGGGGGCAAGGCGACTATGCGTGATCTTGCGCGAAAGCTGCAATTTCTGGCCCCGCGCCGTGATGCTGCACTTAACAGCCTGGTTGAATCTGGGGTGATCGCCATTGAGAGAGGCGTAAAGTCAACACCGCATGGAGGACGGCCATTCGGGGGTATTGTAAGGCTCATTCAAGTCCCTTTCGCCCAAACGCCAGCGTAGTAACTGGTCACCCCTTCGGGGGTGGCAACGCTGGCGGGAGAATGAGTGATGCGGAACTGCGGGAAGCGATGGCGGGAGGTGTTGGTGCTTTCATTCTGGGTGGTCAGACTGAACGCGCGGAGCACAGACGAAGTCTTCTCCAGAAGTGTGCATTTGCAGCCATGCAACTATGGAATGATCTAGAACAGGAGGAGCGCGCATTATGCTCCGCATGACCTATAATATCCTGCGGGGGCGCTATAAGTTAGATATTCTCAACTTAGCAATCCTCCCGCAAGGTACGTCACATCAATCCTGACAATCTCGTTATCGAGGGGGAGCAGGTTGCCGCTGGTAATTTGCAGGCATGGAGAAATAGCGTATCCCATGCCCGCCACGGGGGACCACTTCTTTTGCGGCTTCAGGTCGGTTCCCTGCCCCCAGAGAGACTGATTCCAGATCCCTTCTGCCCAGACACCATCATTCGTCATCTGCGCGGCAGCCGGAGCAGCCGGAATGGTCAGCACGTAGTCATACATCATGGAAATGGACCATGATATTTCAAGGCTGCCGCGCATCATCACACTGGCATCTTTGGGCATTTTCGCGCCGAATGTGCCGCCGAGGTCATGGAAGAGCGGGGCATAGATTGCTGTGAACGGCACGCCCATGTCGTATCCGGTCTGCCACGCTGCTGCTATGCGCCCGGCAGTTGTCCCGAAATAGAGTCTGCCGCCGAATGTAGCAAAGCAAAGGGCGTTCCAGCCAGTAAAGCGGGCCCAGCCGCTGGTGTTCATGTTCACCACCAGCATAAACGGCTGGTACCCGCTTTCTGCCGGGATGGAGACGGCAACCATCTGCATTTCCGCCCAGACGGCCATCTGCCAGTTCCGGCCCGGACGCTCGGAGACGTATTGCATCCATGCGTCCTGCACCGGGTACGAGACTGCTCCGGGGGCCAGATTGGAGGGGTTTCGTTCGACAGCCTGTGTGAGCGGGATCAGTCCGGCATCCGTCGCAATCAGCAAATCGCCGCCATTGCGGATGAAGGCCCGCTTGCCGCGCGGCTTATCCACCCGGTATAGGCCGACCTTACCCCATGTGTCGCTGAGATTGGGGTCTATGCCCTGATAGACGGCCACCTCGCCCGCATCCGTCACGAATACGCACTGCTCGGACAGGCCGTTGCTGCTGGAATTGTCCAGAGACCAGGACGAGCCGAACAGGAGCGCACCACCATCCGGGAAAATCGCCCCCATGGGGTACGGTAGCGCATCGCCTCCAACTGTCCCGACTTCCAGATACCAGAAATTCATGCTGTTCCGCTGCACGAAATACAGGCGGCTCATGTAGGACCAGACAAAGGAAAACTGGCTTGTTTCTATGGCGTCAATCGAGCTGCCGGACTTTGGCGTGATGCCAGTCCACCACACTTGGCTATCAGCACTCAGAGTGAAGCTCGCGCCGTCGTTCCCCACGACTGTCTCGCCGCTGGAAAACGTCTTGCCGTCTGTGGTGGTGACGTAGATCTGTGAGCCGCTGAGGTAGGTCATAGTCTGACGGGAGCAGGAAGTCTGCTGTGCTGCCATCTGAGGTCAACGTGCATTGTTTGGTCAGCGCCATCCAATCGTGGTGCTGGGCCAGATCAAGAGCAGCCTCTGTGATGATGGTCTGCATCTTGATCTGGAACGGATCAGAGCCAGTAAAAAGGCTGTTCTGGTCCTGCGCCAGCAAGCGCCGGGATGCCTGCTTGAAACAGTCCAGAACAGTCATGTCAGGCTTCCTCAGCCATACGCAAAAGCGTTTCGCGGGACGGATTGCCGCGCGGCCAGGCTCCAGTGCGCTCTTTGATGTAAGCCTTGAGCTGCTCTTCGGTCATAGCCGCAAAAGCGCCGGAGATAGCAGCGTCATCTTCGGCCTCTTCGGCAATGATTTCAGCCCCGGCCTTTTCGGCTTCCAAAGCAGCAACTTTCCGGCGCAGCTCTTCGACCTCAGACAGCACGGAGCCGCCCCGCATCTGTTCGGCCATCCATGCGTTTGCCATGCGCTTGAGTTCGTTGGCATGGACGCCAAGGGCTTTGAGAGATGCACCTTCCATCGACTGCACGGCCTCGATGGAATACACCCGCAGAGCGCGGCACAGGCTGATCTGCGCGTCGGAAATGCCAAAGGGCCGGAGCTGCTGGAGCGGCGTGCCCGTACCGGACTGAGAATCGCCTACCTTGAACTGCTGGTACTGCTCAGAAAACCGTTCGGCATACGTGATCTGCTGGCCGTTTTCCGTCTTCCAGATGCTATCCGCTGGGACAGTGGGGACGTAATTCTTCTCGCCAGCAATGCGCATTTCGCAAAGTTCGATGGTTTTCATCACCGGCTTTTTTTCACGCCGAGACGCTTCCACATCTTCCACCGTTTCGTAGCGAAAAAAGGGCGTGACTGCGAAGTTCGTCATCGGCTGATCGACGCGAGAATAAGAGAGATCCATGGTTTCCCCTAAAAAAGAATGGGGGAGCATGACACTCCCCCTAACGCTTAGATGGCGGCGGCCTTGGACCAGAAAGACCCGCCGGCCGGTACGGCCAGAGGCGCGGCGTATGCGCCGCTATCGGATGCCGTGGCGTTGCCGTTGTCATCAATGGCAATCTTGGCTCCGGCGGTCAGTGCAGCAGCACTTGTGACCCACACGCGCTTATAGCCGTCCTCATCAAACGACACGTCGCCATACTGCGGGGAGACAGTGCCGACGACATCAAGCCACGAGCCGTCAGCCGGGAGGACGGTATCGAGACCGATACCAAGGGAGGGGTTGGTGCGAATTGTCATGGCAGTTCTCCCTTACGCCGCAGCCGGAGTGGCATCGAGACGCCACGTATAGCGCGGGTTTTTCAGCACCATCTCGCCGTTCCAGACCAGATACTGCACGATGGCGTCCTGGTTGATCGGGCGAGCGCCGTCACCTTCGAACAGCGGCACCATGTTGCGGTTCGCGTGATAGCGGATTTCCAGAGCCTTGCTGTCGATGCCGTAAATCGTGTTTTCCGGCATGACGGTGCCGACGCCATTGGCGCACAGCAGAGACACAGGGCCAGCAGGTGTGGACAACTCCAGAGCGTCAAAGCCGAGCTTCGCCATATCCGAGCTGGTGATGCGCTGGATAGCGGTAAGGCTGGTCTGAACGGTATCGTACGAGTTCACATCGCAGATAATCAGATCCGCTTTCCGGTTGCCCTTGGAGCGGTTGGCAATGATGCGACGAATGATGCGTGGCGCAGTCGTCACGTCAAACGTGTTGCCGATATCGGCAAAGTCCGTGGTCGCCTTGTAGTAAGACGTACGCCACATCGGCACCTGAGCCCGATCAATGCCGCCATAGACACCAACGTTCGGCACGATAGGGAGCGCGCCGCCGAAACCGATCATTTCACGGCCACCAGCGCCCGTCCCGTCGCCATGGATTGCCGCTTCCATCTCGTTCTGCATGGATTCTTCGGCATTTTCCATATAGGTGTCGATCAAGTCGATCACCTTGGCGCGGCCTTCGTTCGCCAGAATTTCAGTGCCGGTCAGGGAAAATCCGACAGCCACGTTTTTAGGCGTGAACACGGCACTGTTAATCAGCTCTTTAGGCTGATTGCCCAGCTTATCGTAACCGGTGAACCACTGCGCATCGAGCTTGTCGATTGTCAGCGGGACGCGGATATCCGCGCCGGAATACGTCTTGAACATATCGTTCTTGCGCAGCACAGCCAAAACCGGGTTGCTGCTAAAAACGAGGTCCTGAATTTCTTTCGTCCGCTCTTCCAGCGAGGTCGTGAGGACCTGCCGGAGCCAGCGGTTGCTTGTAACGGCTGCCATATTGGCCAATTCCTACGTTAAGCCCCAGCCCGCTCCATGGCGGCTTCAATGGCGGCTTTGCGTGACAGTTTGCCGCGAGCGACCGGATTTTTGGAATTACCGGAAGACGGAGCGCCTTTGATTTGGAGTTTGCCCGCACGCGGATTGGCAGTCTGGGCATTTGCCTGCGCCGGTGTCGCCGAGGCCGCAGGAGATACAGAGCGCGGGGAAAGCCGCTCAGCCATATCGTATGCTGCCTCAAGGCGCTCTGATGGCGCTAGGTTATTGGGAATCATACCAGAATTGAGGCACTGCACAACAGTTTCCTGCAATTCGTAAAAACGCGGGTGCGCGGCAGCAAACGGCGCGATGACCTCGGAATTTACGCGGGCAGCCTGCTCATTGGCTAACTGCTGCTGCAATTCCTGCTCGCGCGGGGATACCTGCGGCCCCTGCTGCTGCGGCGGCTGCGCGCGCGGAACCATCATGTGCGCTTGATACTGCGGGCTGTTTTCCTGAACAATCTGCGCGTATTGCTGTGGCGTCAGATTGACGGTTTTCAGGATTTCCGCAACGGCCTGCACAGGGTTTTGCTTGAGCAGCTGGTCAATGCCGGTAAAGACTTCCAGCGCCTGCGACAGTTTGATGCCGTTGCGCTGAGCGTAATCATCAAACGTCTTAAGGCTTTCGCGGTATGCCTGGTCTTCTCGCGTGCGCTGCGACAATTCTTCATAGTCACGCTCAAGGCGGACAACTTCCGCTTTGACGGAGTTTGGCGTATTGGCCCACGTCTCTTTGGCCTTGGGGAGAAAGCGCTTCGGGGCGGGTGGCTGCTTCTTCTCACCGTCCTTCTGCGTCTTATCTTCGCCCTCCTCGCCCTTCTCTTTCTCGGGCTTCTCGCCCTTCTCGGCAGCCTCTTCCTTGCCGGCTTCTGGCTCTTCTTCCGTGTCAGGCTTGGGCTTTACATTTTCAGGCTTCGGCGCATCGTCCTGCGGCTTTCCGTTGCCTTCTTCGGCGTCTTCTTTCGTAACCTTGTCAGCCGCCGCCGCAATGGCCTCGCGCCGCGTTTTCGGTGCAGCAGGCTCTTCGGGCGCGGCTTCCGGTTCCGGCTGCTCAGCACCAGCCCCGACGGCAAGCGTCTCGTCAGGAGCGAGTTCGGTGGAAGCGGTTTCTGTGTCGGTCAGTGTCTCGCTCATGCCTGCATCCCCTCGCCCCGATCAACGGCGGCCAACTGCCGCAGCTGTCCGCACTGTATCGTTCACGGCGCTTTGCCTGCTGGTCTGCGCATTTTCCAAAACAGCAACGGTTTCAGCCCTCACATGCTCAATGCGCGCCAACGTTTCGGAAAGCGTTGCCTGCCCCTGCTGTAGTTCCGTCTGCATCCGCTGCCAGTCCAACTGGAGCCGCTGCTGTTTGTGCTGCGCATCATCCTGGGCTTTGGCCTGTTCAAGCTGCAATTTCGCCCTGGCAAGCTGCGCGTCTGCCTGCGCCTTTTGCATCTGGACCTGCACCTTCTGCTGCTCGGCCTGTGCCAACTGCTGTTGTGCCTGAGCAAGCGCCGGGTCTGGACCTTGCTGCTGGCTCTGCATCTGCTGCTGGACGATCTGCGGTGCCTGCTCGGTAAATTTCTCGATCAGGCCGTCAAGCTGCCGCCCGACACGGTACGGAGCCAGAGCAAACTTGAGCAATCCACCCGCTAATTCAGCGCCGGATGGGCCGAGCTGGAGCAGCTGCTGCACCCCGGCGCTGGCCTGAGAAAACGCACCCAGAAACTCATTCCGCGCCTGTTTCTCCGCCACCTCATCCGGCATGATCGTGCTGTCTGTCTCGATCTCCACGGCAAACGACCGCGTCCGTTCGTCGCGGATAAATTGCAGCACACGGTCAATCGTAACCGTCTGCTGCAACTGCTGGACCTGTTGGGCAGCCTGCTGGTGGATTTGCAGGATGTGCTGCTGGATGATCTGCGCGGGATTGGATGGCGGCTGTTGCTGCCCCTGCTGCGGCGCTGGTTGCGGCATCATTGCGCGGGCACTCCTTGCGGCTGCGGCGCTCCCGGTGGCGGGGCCTGTAACTGCATGGCGGCCTGCCGCTGGAGTTCCTGCAATTGCCCATTCAGATGCTCCACCGCTTGTTTTTCCTGCTTCTGGATCTGAGTGATCTGTTTTTTGATGTCCTCGTCCGTCGGCATTTTCGTCAGGCTCATTTCGAGCAGCGTTTCGCCGTCAAAATTGGCGCAGATGATCTCGCCCGCAATGGCGCAAATGCCCTGCGCGTGACGCACCAGAGCATCAACCTTTTCTCGGACGCGCACGCTGCCATACTGGCTTTTGAGCTGCTGTTCGGCAATGCTGAGGTGTCCGGCGATGCTCGGGTGTTCGTCAATGCTGAGGTGTCCGGCGATGCTCGGGTGTTCGGCAATGCTCGGGTGTTCGGCGATGCTCGGGTGTTCGGCAATGCTGAGGTGTCCGGCGATGCTCGGGTGTTCGGCAATGCTCGGGTGTTCGGCGATGCTCGGGTGTCTCTCAGCGTCCACATTGGATGGTTCTCAAGCGTAGGCTCGGAAGCCGGAACGCTTACGTATTTCCACCAGAAAGACGGCAGTATTTATACAAATCGTGGCTGTTTTTCTGGAACACTTGATGAATTCGAAAGCGCGGTAGGCCGGCGGCATGGAGATAGCCGCATCGGACGAGAATATGATCTTCTGATCCAGTTTATTCGCCTACGCGCCTCTGCGTGGGAAGTTGCTCAGCAGGAGGCTGCATAATGTCCAGCCTCAACAAAACACTCCAAACCAACGCGGGCTACATCGCTGGCCTGATCGTCGAGAGCCCCTTTGTGCAGGCGTTTCTGGGCCTGCTGGTCTATGGCAGCATCGCGTTCGTGCTGATGTTTACGGACGCCGGGGAGCGCATCACGGGCGACCTGCTCGACCTGCTGCTGGGGGTTTGTCAGCTGGTTGGGGAGTTGGTGTGATGGGTGAGATCGCAGAAATGATTCTGAACGGCGATCTGGATGAGTGGACCGGTGAATACATCGGCCCTGGCTATGGCTTCCCGCGCAGCCTTGAGCCTGACTATCCGGCAAATGTCGACGCTAAGAAGCAAAAGAAAGCTGAAAAGCGTCGTCGGTACCGTCGCAATAAAGCCGCAAGAGCAGGCAGACAGAAAACCCCCTGACACCACCGCGTCACCCGGTTTGCGGACCGGGCTTCGTGGCCGTGTTGGCGGCAGAGTGTTCTCCAATCAGGAGTTTTTGAAATGTCTGAAACGCTAGAGCGTCCATTCATGACGGTGCGCCTCGCACCCAATCCAAATATCGAGCCCATTCCCGTTCCGTATTGCGCAGCAATGGAGCGTCATGCGAGAGCTGATGAGGCTGAGTTGGTGAAATTCAGCGACATGCTCAAGGAGTGCCATAAGTTCGGCATGAAGCTCATGAGCGACTTGTATTTCGCCAAAGAGTTCGATGGCCTGCCAGAGAGTGTTCAGGCTTTGGCTAATGCCATTGCGGACACCGATAAGACCGACATTCCCTATCTTTGGGACTTTATGTCATGACCCAAAAAACCAAACTAAAAATCATCGGCGAGTATCGCGAGGACCATCCGGGGCCGTTTTGTACGAGGGATGGTTCTCCGGTTGAAATCCTGACCAAGAAAGACCGGCGCGGAGAAATTCTTGGCTATCAGGCTGAGAGC